GGTTCATAATTATCATCTAATTTTAACCCCTTGCTTTTCAAACATCATATCAGATTTATTAGCTCTATCTATTAAACGCAATGGATATTTTCTCCAATCATCTTGATCCAGTTTTCGTATTTGGTCTATTCTTGGGTCTGCAAAAGCACAAAACAAATACGCAAGTTCTTCTGCTTTTTCACCTATTAGTTTTTTAACTTCTTCTCTATTGTTTGTGATTTTAGGTTTAAAATAAGCTGTTCCATATACAGAATGAAACAATCCAGCATCTTGAATAAAATCCGAAACATCCATTCTTTTTAATATATTTCTAACTCCTATGAGATGTTCTAACAAATTTTGAGTAGTATGTTTTACTTTATCAGCACCAAGTTTTTGTAAATATTCAATATATTTTTCTGGTATACCTTCTCTAGTGGTTAACCAATCATCAGATGGAGCCAGCAAATTAGGGTCCATATGTGTTTTAAAAACAATCACTGATCTTAATTGGTAACATTGTCTAGAAACAGGCAATGCTTGATGCAATCTCCATGCAGGAAATACAATCAATCTATTTCCCACATAATCTGAATTTTTTTCAATTTCTGTGCCATTCTTATCCCAAATAATAGTACCACCACCCCATTGTTTTTTCCAATCTAATCTTGGATAATATAACATAGTAACACTACCATCATCAAGGTGTTGATGGGGCTCCACACCATGAGTATGTGCATTCATATACATCCGTTTGAATGAAGTTATACCATACTTATTTTTAAAATTATATTTTAGAAAACTTGACTGCCATAAAGGTAAGGCCCAATCAAACCCATTTTCCCTTACACTATTCTCATCTTTACCACAGAGAACATGCCAATGTTTATTGATTTCTCCTCTTTCAGAATTATAGTCATATTTCCAATAAACATCTTTCATTTGCATATCAATAAATTCTGCAATATGTGGCTCTAATACATCATCATAAATATCAATCATTTGAATTTTCCTCTAGCCATAATCTCTGTCAGGCAAGCAAGCATATTGATTTCTTGATCTGCAACAAAAGCCGCTTTGTATTGATACTCGCCCAGTATAACAACAACATGGGGAATACTAGAACCATCCATGTAATCGTACAGATTGTCGTAAAGACGGCGGAACAAGCGAGTAGGATCATTGTCAATATTGTTGACAATCCATTTGCGAACATTAGTAAACTCCTTCTGTTTCATAGAATGCATAAGCTCTTTGATATTTACCTCTGAAATATCTACCAGTATTCCAGCATCAATTCTGCCAGACACAGAGTATCTTTGAAGCTCGTTTAGAACCCTTCTCCAATCTGGAAAGAACTTATTGATGACCTCTGCAACTGCTTTAGGCTCAAACTTTACATCCTCTACAACGAGAACATTCATCACCCGTTTGAAGAATTGTTCAGCCAGTTCCTTCTTCTCTGACTTTTGAATTGTAAAATCCACCACACTACAACGAGAATGTAGTGGTGGTATCAGACGATTCTTGTAGTTACAGGTTAGAATGAAACCACAGTTCTTATGAAACTCTTCAATGAACCCACGCAATGCAGGCTGTGTTGATTGTGGATTTAGATAGTCTGCCTCATCCAGAATAAGATATTTGCGACCACCATGTAGAGACACAGTGGAAGCAAAGTTCTTAATCTTGGTTCTTAGAACATCAATACCAGACTCTTCAGAACCGTTGATAAACATGTATGTCAAACCCAGTTCATCTAGCATAGCCTTAGCAGCAGTTGTTTTACCAACGCCGGGGCCACCAGACAGAATTAGATTTGGTATATCACCTTTAGAGATAAACTCTGACAGGGTTTGTTTCAACGCATCTGGTAGCACACATTCGCCAATCGTCTTAGGCCGATATTTTTCCGTCCATAAGAAATCTTCCATCATATAAAACTCCACTATATCAAATTGAATTTATCTCTGTTAGATTAACAAGGTCACGCTGATCATGAACATCTATAATTAGATGTATTCTTGGAAATTTTGAATTATTTTCTACCCAATGTTTAATTCCAGTATTAAAGAAATAAACTTTTCCATCTGCCGGAAAATGTGTATTTCCTTTAACTGTACACATCAAACAATCTTCATTAGTTAATATGGGAATGTGAAATCTTGTTACATAAGATGGATCATAATCTATATGAGCCTTTATGCTAAATCCAGGCTCTAAGTATGTAAATCTCACTCTACCCAAGGGTGCTTTAAATTTATTTAATATCTTCTCTACCTCTCCTTTTACTAATGAATTTCTTACTCCATAATTATGTTCATCAGCTTCCGGTATATAGTCTTTACTACTTGGGTCTAATCTTCTGCTTCTCCCAAAAATATTTGTTTGTTTCGATGAAATATGTTTAGATTTTTTACTTATATCAAATTCAGTAAAATACAATTGTCTATATTTTTCTCCTTGTAAACGAGACTCATCCTCTGCTGTAAATTTTTCTCTATTAAATTCATTCAACACAACAAAATCTCTCAATTTAGAAACCTTTTCCTTCTCTAAATCCCCAGCAACAAAATTGCCAGGGTCTACCCTAACATTAATATCATCAAAACGGTTAGGGTCTAAAAGATTTTCTTTTTTACAATGTGACAAAAGTTTATCCATATCAACCTTAATATGACTAATATAGCCAAAAGGTGGAAGTTGCTTTCTATTTAATTGGTTTCCAATCATGATGATCCTTATGTTTTCCTTCAAAGGGTGCAAAAATATTCATCCACCACCTATTAACAGGAGTTTTGTTACTATGCGAGAATAATAGAAAAGTTCCAAAACCAAGATAAGAAAATATAGCGACAAGTGCAAAATAAGGCAATATATTTAGAATATATGCAATGCATATGAATGCCAATAATAATTCTACTCTGTAATTGTGAAAAAACATAACTCTCGGATTAATCAACAAATCTCCAATAAATCTACGAGGTATATTTTTAACTTTCCATAAAGAGAATAGTATAGTATACCAAGAATTATAACTAGGAGAATGTGGGTCTTGATCTGTATCAGAATATTCATGGTGCATTCTATGGACACCACACCAAGTTAATGCTGACCGGCCACCGCATATAATTCCACATATCAAAAATAATATTTCAACCAAGCTATTAGTTTTAAAACTCTTATGTGAAAAATATGCATGGTAGCCAAAAGAGATACCTATAGATACTAAAATATAATAAACCACATAACTGATTCCAAGTGTTATTATAATATCCATAAAATTATTTATATCTCTCATCCCCTACCTCAACCATAATACGATTCTGGTTCAAGGGCAATAAAATATTCAATATCAGCATTTGTATTTTTAAAGTTACTGATTTTGTTAGATGACACATTAACATCATATGTTCCAGACATAAGTTTTAGATTCTCAACCTTGAACCAGAACTTATAATCAGCATCACCTCTCTCGAATACATTCATACTGTATGAGTTAGCAGTATCATTTTTCTTATCAGTAACCCTAAGATTGCCACCTTCCAACACCATATCAGGCGCACCGATTGTTGCGGCTGCTTTTGTAATGTCAGATAGTTGTTCAGTTGATAATGTAAAGTTTACTTCACATTCAGGCATTTCAATAGCTGAAGATACAGTAGTCACAACACTAGGATCAGAATACCAATACTTTAATGAGTTATTCGACTCACCTTTCATGATAACAAAATCATCTTGGAAATCCAAATCTAGATTTTGAAATAAAGACATGCAGGCAAGAAACTCATTCAAGTCATAGATAGCAACATCTTGCTCAAATGTTTCTTCGACTGTAGCTTGAGCCACAATATTCTTCATTGCTGACATTGTGGATAGTGTTGAACCCATATTAATCATCAGGTTTTGATTGATTGTTGAATAGTTCTTCAACACAGAAATTGTATTATCACTTAGTTTCATTTTGACTCTCTTCCATTTCATTAATGTATAACGCTATAATACCATAGTGAATCACTTTTAGCAAGTCCCTTCTGTTCTTTCCGTCTTTTTTTCCATACCGTTGAGCATACTTCATAATATTGCCGATACAGAAACCTTCACCATGACCACCATCTATAATGAACTCTGTCGCTTGAAACTTGTTCT